ATAACAAGAAGTTCGGAATATCCGAATTGGCAATAAGAAACCGACCTCTCGAAAACGGCAATTTTCGGGAAGTTGAAGCGGATTAGTCCTATAACAATAATAACAATAATTCGCCTTTTTGTCAATAGCAATTTCGATTTCAAGAACCATGAAAGGAGGAAAACTCGATGAGTCAGATTCAGAAGCGAATGGAAGCACTTGGTGTAAAGCAGGTGGACATGATTCTTGAACTGCGTAAGCGAGGTATCACAGTTCAGCCGCCCGAAATGTCGAGTATCATTCGCGGGGTCTATACCTATCCAAAGGCGAAGCGAGTCCTCGATGAATGTGACAGAATCCTCACTGAACTTGAAGCTCACTGATTTACAGGTGAGCGACCTCGCAAGACCACTTATGGGGATTTTGGAGCAGTTCTACCAAGACCCTAAAAACGAGGAGGACTACCAAAAATGGCTACTGAGTGTAGAAGAACTAAACGAGTCAACAAACAGAGACTCGTAAGATTATTAACCGTTATCACTGTGTTGATTGCTACTGCCTTTACGATTGGCAGACTGACCGCCCCTACGAAAACCGATACGGTGACGGTCACGAAAACAGTTGAAGTCACTGTTTATAGCACAGATAAACTCCCGGAGACATCGGATTTTTTCTATTTTGATGTACCTCTCTCACATAGCTTGCAGAGATATATCTATGAAATCTGTGCCGATGAGAATGTACCTGTAGCACTCGTGTACGCAATGATTGAGCATGAGAGTCAATTTAATCCCGAAATTGTAAGTAAAACGGACGATTACGGACTCATGCAAATCAATGAGGTCAACCACACATGGCTCAACGAGGAGTATCGGTGTGCGGATATGCTTGACCCGTATCAGAATGTGTTTTGTGGCGTGAAAATCATCGGGGAGTATGTCAATCGCTATGACGGAGACCTCACAAAAGCTCTGATGGCTTACAACATGGGTGACTACGGTGCGCGAAAAGCATGGGAGAACGGAGTTAAGGAAATTACCTATTCCAACACGATTCTTGGTCTCATGCAAAACTACGAGGAGGTGCTTCAAAATGCAAAGAGTAATTGAACTGTTGGATAAAAAAGTTGAAACCTTGTTCAATCGACAGGATTTTGAATATCTGCTCGAACAGTACATGGGTTATGAAGCAGTTCAATATTTCCGCGATATGATTGAGGAAATTGAAGACTCCTACAACGGACAGATTGATGAGCTTACCGTACAGGTCGAAAACCTCCGTGAAAAGTTGGAGAACATTCGGGAGGTGTGCTGTGAGTAATAAGAAAATGGGTAATGGCTTTGAAGCGGAGTTCTGCGAAAAGCTGTTCCAAAACGGTTATTGGGTTCACAATCTTGCACAGAACGCGGCAGGGCAACCCGCAGATGTTGTTGCAGTGAAAAACGGTGTTCCGTACCTTATTGACTGCAAGGTCTGTTCCGGCAAGGTATTCAGTGTGTCTCGCATTGAGGACAATCAGCGAATGGCTATGACACTGTGGCGGGAATGTCTTAACGGCGAGGGTTGGTTTGCGGTGAAGTTCGGAGAAAACATTTACATGATTACTCTGAGCAGACTTGACAGCATGGTTTCAAAAAACTTGCCGGAGGAGCTGTTCCAACGCTTTGCGCTGACATTTGAGGAATGGTTGGTGGCAGACAAATGAATGTAACTGTATCAAATGTCCTCACCATCGAGAACCCTACGCAGGACGCATTGGTATGGTGCAAGAGAAACCTTGTGATTACGAACCCCGAATATGCCAAGAAAGCCCGTATGCACTTTTGGCTCGGAAATACACCCCCAACGCTGACCCTGTATGAACGGCGCGGAGATACATTGATTCTCCCATTCGGAACACTCCGAAATCTGCCGGACTGTATTGCACAGGAAAGTACCTTTCAGAGCGCGTTCTCCGACCCTGTGAGCGTTTCTTACGGTGGGGTGGATATTCCGCTCTACGATTACCAAAAGACCGCTGTGGACGCACTGTACGCCGCGAAATACGGTATCTTGCAAAGCGCGGCGGGTAGCGGAAAAACGCAGATGGGGATTGCTCTTGTGAAGCGTTTCGGAAAACGCGCCTTATGGCTCACCCACACACTTGACCTGTTACGGCAGAGTAAGACCCGTGCAGAACTGTATATGGACTCTGACCTTATCGGGACTATCACAGAGGGAAAGGTCAATATCGGTAAGGGTATCACATTCGCTACTATCCAAACGATGTGCAAGCTCGACCTCGCACAATACAAGGACTTTTTCGATGTGATTATCGTAGACGAGTGCCACCGCGTAGCGGGTACACCCACCGCTATGACGCAGTTCTATAAGGTTCTGAATAACCTGTCAGCCCGACATAAAATCGGTCTCTCGGCTACGGTACACCGCTCTGATGGAATGATTGAAGCCACCTATGCCCTACTCGGTCATGTGGTCTACACCGTTCCCGATGAAGCTGTAGGAGACAAAATCATGCAGGTCGGTATTAAACCTGTCGGAACAGGGGTGGAACTCAGTCGTCAATGTCTGAACTCAGACGGTACGCTGAATTACACCAAGCTCATTTCCTATCTGTGCAACGATAATCACCGTGTCGCGTTCATAGCGTCATGGATTGTGGCAGAGTCCGAACATTCCTGTCTTATCCTGTCTGACAGACTGGAACACCTTGAGCGGCTTATGAACGCTCTCCCTCGGAGTATGAGGGAAAATGCCGTAATGGTGAGCGGCAATATGACAACAAAAAAAGGAAAGGCTGAACGAGAGCTTGCAATTGAGGATATGCGAAGCGGCAGAAAGAAGTACCTGTTCGCTACTTACTCCCTCGCAAAAGAGGGGTTGGATATTCCTCGGTTGGAGCGGTTGTTCTTGGCAACACCCAAGAACGATTACGCAGTTATCACACAGAGTATCGGCAGAATCGCCCGTACCTTTGCAGGTAAAGAGGACGCTATCGCCTATGACTTTGTAGACAACATTCCATATCTCGTGAAGTCCTATAAAAAGAGGTGTACGACCTACCGAAAGAACGGTTGTTACTTTGTGACGGAAGGAGGGTGAAACATGGTTGAATTTGTTTCCTATGACGGTGCATACCCGAACTTATGCTCAGGGCAGTTGGTTTTGAAAATCAATGGACAGGCGCGAGAGTTTCCTCGTTACTGTTTACAATCTGGCGGTGAAGTTTGGTTTGACAATGACTGGAACGCACACATTGAGAACGGAAGATGGTCTATCGACCTCCCGGAAGATTTAGAACCGCTCCGAAAGGAAATCGAGGAATGTATCAATGAGAATATTCCTTACGGTTGTTGTGGAGGGTGCGTATGAGACTGATTGTATATGATGTTGAGGTTTTCGCCTTTGACTGGATTGTAGTGTTCAAAGATGTAGAGACGGGAACGCATACGGTCATTCACAACGATAGCGAAGCTCTCCGGGAGTGCCTGTTCGATGATGGTATCTATGTTGGATTTAACTCCAAGCATTACGACCAGTTCATCATTAAAGCCGCCGCGAATGACTTTACCCCGCAAGAGATTAAACAGCTCAATGATTTTCTCATCGGCGGCGGTCGCGGTTGGGAGTACGCTCCCCTCAAGGCATTTTATTTCCGTTTCAACAATGTGGATATTCGAGACGATGTTCAGTTGGGTCTGTCCCTCAAGGCTATCGAGGGTCACATGGGAATGGATATTCAAGAGACGGAGGTATCGTTTGACCTCGACAGACCGCTTACGGAGGACGAGCTACAACAGACCGTTCATTATTGTAAGCACGATGTAGACGCTACCCATGAACTGATGAAGCTCCGTGCTGACTACCTCAAGACCAAGAAAAACCTCGGAAAACGAGCGGGGATTGATGAGGTTCGGTCTCTCGCCGCGACCAACGCCAAGTTGACTGCAATGATGTTACGCGCAGAGCGTAAGGAATGGGACGATGGGCGAGAGTATGTCTACCCCGAAAACCTTGATATTGCCGTTATCCCGAAACCCGTCTTGGATTTCTTTGAAACAATCCATGATATGTCAATTCCCGATGAGGTTCTGTTCAAGACCTCGTTTGAGATTGAGATTGGCGGTATGCCTTGCAAATACGCTTGGGGCGGCGTTCACGGTAGTTTGACAGGTTATTACGAGGAAGCAACAGAGGACAGGGTTATCCAAAACCGTGATGTTTCAAGTCTGTACCCCTCGCTGATTGAGATTTACAAGTATCTCTCCCGCAATGTCCCCGACCCGGAACTGTTCTACGCTATCAAGCGTGACCGCATACAGGCGAAGCACAACGGCGATAAGCAGACTGCAAAGGACTTGAAGCTACCACTTAACACGGTATCGGGCGCACAGGAGAATCGTTACAACGACCTGTATGACCCTCTCCCGACCCGCTCTCTGCGTATATCGGGACAGCTTTTCCTCACGGTTCTTACCATGCGCCTGTTGAACGCCTGTAAGACCATCAAGCTACTTAACCTCAACACCGATGGTCTGATGTACTCTATCGACAAATCGGAACTCGCGCTTGTAGACGAAATCGCTCATGCGTGGGAAGCCGAAACCAAGTTCGAGCTTGAGGTCGATGATGTGCAAAAGGTTTGGATTAAAGATGTGAACAACCTCTTGATGATTAAGACCGATGGCGAGGTCAAGACCGTTGGTGGGTATCTGAACTACGGTGTGTCCGTAAAGGGCGCGTGGGCGATAAACAACAATATGGTTATCGTCAAGAAAGCTCTCATCGAGTATTTCGTCCACGGTACACCCGTTGAGGAAACAATTAACGGCAGTACGGATATTTTCGACTTCCAGTTGATAGCCAAAGCGGGTGCAAAATACCGCGAAGCCTATCACATTGTCGATGGTGAGCAAGTCCCGGTACAGAAAGTAAACCGTGTATATGCCACGGCTGATGAGCGATACGGGAAGCTGTTCAAGGTCAAAGCTGAGACGGACGCTACTGCGAAAATCGAAATGCTCCCCGACCACTGTATTATCGACAACGACAATCATCTAACCATAGACGATGTAGACAGAACATTCTATATCGAAATGGCAAAAAAGAGAATCAATGATTTCTTGGGTATCAAACCCGAAAAGAAAAAAGGAGGAAAACGAAAAATGGCAACTACCGCAAAAAAGGAGACCGTTACACTGAATGTCTATCAGAAATTGCTCAAGGCAAGGGAAATGTTCCTGCAAGCTGATGTGCAGAAGACGGGTAAGAATATGCACCTGTCATTCAAGTATTTCGAGCTTGACGATATTGTTCCTACCGCCACCCGCATTTTCAGTGAGGTCGGTCTTATCCCTATCGTGAACTTCACTTCCGATGTGGCAACGATGAAGATTGTCAACATCGACAATCCCGATGAGGAGTATATCCCGTTCGTTGCTCCGTTCAATCAGATTGCCCCGATTATCAGCAACGCGGGAAAACAGGCTACCAATGAAATGCAAGCTCTTGGTTCTTCTATCACCTATATGCGCCGCTATCTGTATATGATTGCGCTCGACATTTGCGAGAGCGACAGCATTGACAGCGACATCGATAAGCCTACCCCCGCTCCCGTATCTGCTCTGAAAGCCCCTCCTGCTACTCCCGAACAGCGACAGGAAGTAAAGCAGGAACTCACCGCCCCGCAGGACAACGCTACGCCGTTGCAGATTAAGGGTCTCAAGGCAGTGCTGAAAAAGCTCAAGGACGCTGACCCGACTAAGGAAGAAATGATTGCTCAGATTGCGGTGCAGACAGAGGGCTTTACCTCTATCAGCAAATCCGATTGCGAGACGCTGATTCAGAAAATCACCGCTATGCTTGAGGGAGGTAACGAATAATGGAATGGCTTGAAAGCAGACAGCTCAAGATTGCGCCACCGAAGTGCACGAAGAAAATTACAGGTACGCGCTTTGCTACAATCCTCGGTCTGAACCCGTGGTCTACGCCGTTTGAAATGTGGCTTGCGATTACCAAGACATACGAAATCCCGTTTGAGGACACTATCTACACAAAGGCAGGTAAGGCAATCGAACCCAAACAGGCAGAGTACATGAAGAAGTCCTACGGTATGGACATCATTACTCCGACCGACCGTTACGGTGAGGATTATTTCAAATCCACTTGGGGCGATTTCTTCCCCGAAAGCAAACATCTTGGCGGTATGTGGGACTACCTCGGCGTTGATGAGAACGGCGTTGTAGACACGGTTCTTGAAATGAAGACCACCAAGCGTATCGAGGACTGGCAGAATGACGCTCCCGAATATTACGCTCTGCAAGCCGCCCTCTACGCTTACCTGCTCGGTGTGGACAATGTGATTATGGTCGCGTCTTTCCTTGAAGAAAAGGACTACGCTGACCCCACGAAGTACACGCCGAACATCAAGAACACCATTACCGTGGAGTTCAAGGTGAGTGAGCGTTATCCCGATTTCGCAGAGAAAATCAAGTTCGTTGAGAACTGGTGGGCTGAGTATGTGGACAGTGGCATTTCCCCGGTCTATGACGAGAAGAAAGACGCTGAACTGCTTGCGGCTCTGCGTACTCACAACCTCACCCCCGATACCGACATTAACGCTCTTATTGCCGAAGCGGAGGGGCTGAAAGGCGAAATCGACAAAACGAACGCCACTATTGCAGACAAGGAAAAGCGGCTCGGAGAAATCAACAATATCATCAAGGAACACGCTATGGGGCAGTTCCGTGACGGTGATAAAAAGGTTGAAATCAAGGGTTCTATCTACACTTGGTCTGTGTCCCGCTCGGAGACCGCGACCATCGACAAGAAAGCTCTCGAAGCTGACGGTCTGCTCGACAAATATCAGAAGAAATATGAACAGTACCGCATGACGGTGAAATAAGGAGGATAAAGACAATGAAATTTAAGAAATTCGTAAAATCTCTCGGAGCTGATGGTATTCTCTATGTTCGTGAAAATGGAGACCGTTGGTTGTCCTCCGGCTCTATCTTTATGAAAGTCCCGGAAGACATTCGCACTGTAACCGCCTGTGATAGCGCGAGTATGCTCTCTCTCATTGAAAACATTATCAATTACGACACCTTTTCTCAGCCTTGCGAACTGGTCGAAGCGGTCATGCCTGTTGCCGATGGTGTAATCAAGGACTGTGTGCGTATTTTCGCCACCGAAAACAGCATTGATAAGACCGCTATCTGCAATGATGGTTATGCTCTTATCGAGCGTGGTGACATTGTGGAAATGTTCGTTGACGAGAAGATTTCCGCATTGGTTATCAAGAGACCTGTAGACCTTGTGGACGAGGAAATTGTCGGAGTCATTCTCCGTACCGAATATTAAGGAGGGTAAATAACATGGCAAGAATCCCTATGACGAGTGGTTTCACTCTTATCCCGGAGGGAACTTATGTGTTCCGCATTTACAATGTGTCCTACGATGAGGAGTTTGGCAAGATTGAGATTAAGCTCGTGAACGCGGCGGGTATGACTCAGACCGAACGCTTCACCATCAAGGACAAGAACGATGAACCGAATGAAAAAGCTCTGAACGCTTTTTCCTATTTTGCCAAGACCGCTATGGGTGACTACACCCTTGAGGACATTGACCCGATGGAGCTTATCGACCACTTCATTGAAGCGGAGGTTGTTCACACCAAGCTCCCGTCCAATAAAGACCCGAACAAGACGGTCACTTTTGCAAATCTCGGTGATAAAGCTCCTGCTGAGTATTTTGATACCGAACCTGTGTCCCGTGCGCTGACGCTCGGAAAGGACAAGAACGCCGCTCCTGCTCCTCAGAAACAGGCTACTACCCCCGCTCCTGCCGCACCGAAAAAGGGTCTCGACCTTGACGCACTGCTCGGAGGTTGATGGGTATGGGGAGCGAAAGCTCCCCTCCCTCTAAAGGAGGTATCGTAAATGGAATTACAGGATAGCGGCAACCGCAGAGAATTTGACTCCGGCGCGGTACGAGACATCAACGAGGGCAAAGGCAGGTGTGACCTGCTCCCGCTCGGTGTGATAGCCGATATGATTGATGATGAAATTCTCTGCCGTATCGACCAGTATGTTCGTTCCGGCAATAGAAGCTCTCTTGTAGCCGCAATCAAGTCTTTTGCGGAGTATAGATATGGAGGTCTTTATACGGCTCTGTTAGAGGTCTCCAAGCACTATGAGGATGGTTGCAACAAATACGGTGAGCGTAATTGGGAAAAAGGTATTCCCCTCCACTGCTATATCGACAGCGGGGTGCGCCACTACATCAAGTTTATTCGCAGTGACGAGGACGAACCCCACGATAGAGCGTTTCTGTGGAATATGCTTGGCGCACTGTGGACACAGCAATATCACCCCGAATGTTGCGACCTGCCGTTTACAGAGGAGGTACAAAATGACTGATAAAGAACGCCTTGACCTTATGATGAGTACCAATCTTGCCGGGATTGTCAAAGACGATTTTCTCAAATGGCTTGGCGAAAACGGATTTTTCAACGCCCCGGCAAGCACAAAGTACCACGGTAATTATGCGGGAGGTCTGTTCGACCATTCCTTTATGGTGATGAACCTGCTTGTGGAGCTTTCGGCGGCGAACGTTCTCAAGTGGAAACGCCCCGCGAGTCCGTTCATCGTGGGTATGTTTCACGACCTTTGCAAAATCGACCAATATCGAGGGACTTATTGTAAGGACGGAGCATTGCACGACCACATTGTTGATTGGGAGTACAACCCCGATACGCTTTTCAAGGGTCACGGTGATAAATCCATCATTCTTCTCTCTCAATTCCTCACACTGACTGATGAAGAAATTGCGTGTATTCGCTACCACATGGGAGCGTTTACCGAAAAAGAAGAATGGCGGGATTACACCCGGGCCGTACACGCTTTCCCGAATGTCCTGTGGACGCACCAAGCGGATATGCTTGCGTCTCATGTGGTAGGGATTTGACGATGGCGGTATTCAAGAGAGCAAACGGTCACATTTTCGGCGTTCAATTCTCTGCCAAGGAGCAGAAAGCGATTGACGCTGAAATCCTCCGACAGTGCGCGGAGTACGATAAGAAAAACGCTGACGAGGTAGACGCGGTTATCCTGTGGCTACTTCACGAGAAGTTTGGGTTCGGTAAAAAGCGTCTGAGGGCGTTTTACGATTCCTTTTCCACTGAGCTTGACGCACTTGTTAAGCGGTACGAAATGGGTGACGAGGACAAAGCGTGGCTCTGTTCTCGGAAACTAAAAGATTACGGTATTGATATTTCCACATGGAATAAGGAGGAAACAAAATGAGTTACAAGCTCAAAACGGCAAACGGCAAGGTTGCTTTCCTGCTCAAGACGGGCAAGGATTTTGTGAAAAATCAGATGGCTGTTGCTTCCGCACAGCACATTATCGACACAGGTACTATGCAGAAGTCCGATATTGAGGGCTACCCCATCAATGTGGACGATAAGTGGTACTTTGCCGGAGAGGTGTTTAAGAAGTCCGCTCCCCGTAAGACGGAGGGCGTTGCGGAATGAGAACATTTTACTCCGAATATGTCCAACACTGTATGCGTTTCTACGCCCGTCACGCCAACCCGAAGTTCCGCAGTGACGCGGATAAAAAGAACTGGTTCGCCTGTGACAGCGCACTGAAAGGCTTTACGGATAAGGAGCGGGAAATGCTTCTCACTATCTACCGTGAGGGAGATACGATTCCCGATAACATCTACAACCTGTCCGTTGCGTTGAAAATCAAACAGGATATTCTTTGGAAGCTCGTAAATGAGCTTGAACGCAAAGTTGCAAAAAGGAGGGGACTTGTGTGAACTGCTACGAGAACATACCTGCGGAACTGAAAAAACTTAATCAGTGGGTTTGTACTCGTGGCAATAGCAAAGTCCCGATGAAAGCATGGGAGAACGAAGCCGCGTCCTCTACCAATCCGCAGACATGGGCTGATTTCGACACCGCACACAAATCGGTGTCGGACGGTCATTACGACTACTGTGGGTTTGTGTTTAACGACAACGGATTTGTCGGAGTGGACATCGACATGGGTTACGATGAGGACGGACTTCTTTCTCCTCTTGCGGCAGATATTATCGGCAAATGCCGAAGCTACACGGAGAAATCCAAGAGTGGTCGCGGATTTCATATCCTGCTCAAAGGGGACTTGCCGTTCAAGGGTAAGAACAACCTTGCAGGTGTTGAGATTTACAAGTCCTCCCGGTACTTCATTATGACGGGTGACACACTTCTGTTCCGCACCATCGAGGACAATCAGAGCGCGATTGAGTATATTGTCGAAAAGTATTTTCCCGAAACTCAGCGAGAAAAAGATACTGCCGCTTATGGTGGTCGTATCTACTGCCCGATATGGGAAATGCCCAAAAACAATCGTATCAAGCTCCGTCCCGTCTATCCCCGAATACCGAACGGTAGCCGCAATATCTGTCTGACCTCACTTGCGGGTATGCTCCACAATCAAGGCTACAGTAAGCAACAGATATATGACGAACTGCTCTACTGTAACACGGTTGCCTGTGACCCTCCTCTTGACAGGGGCGAGATACAAACAATCTGTAACAGTGTGACACGGTACAAACGATGAAATATGAACCCTATCACGCGCTTATAAACGCAATCATTTTGCAAGCGGTCAAGGATTACCGTACTGCGTTGGACGATGAAAACACCTCCGGCATTGCGGAGTGTGAGCGGTTCTTCCGCTCGGATTGGTTCACTTTCCTCACCGATGTGGACGGAGAAATCATCATTCGGCAGGTGAAAAGAGAAATAACACGAAAAAGATAAGAAATATTAAAATAAGTGTTGACAGCTAATCTTTTTCGTGTTATTATCTAATCACAAAGAGACAAGAAACAATCTCTTGAAGATTAAAGGAGGTCTTATCGGTGACAGAAATCTATCGAGGTGACATTTACTACATAATGCCGTTTTATACGGTCACGGGTTCTGAACAGAGAGCAGGTAGACCCGGCGTAGTCGTGTCCAACGACATAAACAATCGACACTCTCCCAATGTGGAAATCGTATTCTTGACCTCGCAGGAAAAGAAACCGCTTCCCACCCATGTCCCTGTGATGTGCCGCGTTCCGTCCACTGCCCTCTGTGAGAACATTCAGACGGTATCAAAGGAACGGCTTTCCACATTCATTAAATCCTGCACCACGAAAGAGCTGAAAAACATTGACAACGCTCTGCTCGTGTCTCTCGGTATCAACTCCCCGTTTCCTGTCGGGGGGGGGGGATTGATGAAAACGCGCCGCAGAAAAGCACACCCACAGAGGTGGAGCGCGACCTCTACAAAACGCTGTATGAACAAATTCTTGATAAACTGGTAGGAGGAAACACCAATGATTAAGGTAGAAAACATTGAAGTTTGGGGATTTGAACACGCTATCCGTGGTATGAGAAATCCTTTGAACAGTTGGGACAGGTCGGACAGTTACCCCGCCGTTGACTGCGGCAAATGCGGTCGTATCGAGCGCGAGGGTATCTGCCACCCGAAAGAGCATGACTGCACACCGTATTACTGCTATGAAATCGGTGAGAATGACCTTACTCTTATGCGAAAGCTGTTTGCGGCGGGACACCCGCACAGAAAGTATCTGCGGCAGATTTTTGTCGCTATGGACATCACTGCTCCGCTGTACTGGTGGAAAGAGTTTGACACCTACAAGGTAGGCACGACCGCTAATTCCTGCTCCACCATGCACAAAATCGCCGCAAAGGAGTTTGAACTCTCTGATTTCAGCACGGAACATCTTGTCGGACTGTCTATCGCCGCACTACAGGGTGTTCTCGATGTAATGAATTTGGAGCGAAAGCATTTTCTTGTCACCCACGATAAGGACTGTTGGTGGCAAATGATTCAGCTTCTCCCGTCCAGTTACAATCAGCGGCGCACGGTCACTATGACCTACGAGAATGTGATGAATATGCTCGACTACCGTGAGGGTCATAAACTGGACGAGTGGCGCAAGTTTTGCGAAATCTTGAGGGCGTTGCCCCATGTGGAGGTAATCAGAAATGGCAGGTGACAGAGAGCTTTTTGAGCTGAGTAACGGCAGGTGCATTATGGACGAAGACCTGTCCGATAAAATGTATATCATTAAGTCCTACCACCCCGAACGCGCTGATGAGACTTCCTCCGGCTTTGAGTGGTCGGAAATGGGTATGGCAAACCTGTTCGGTATGCTCTACAACCGCGAAGCGCGGTACTGCACAGAGCATAAGAGTTGGTACACCTATTTTGAGGGTGCGTGGCGGCGTGACGAGGGTGCAATCCTTGTCTCGGAGAAAATCAAGGACTTTGTGCGCTTGATGATTCTCTACTGTGGCGAAATCACAGACGATGATACCCGAAAGGCGTACACCTCATTCGTGAACAAGATGGGTGACAGGCGTATGAGAGACAGAATCCTCAAGGACGCAACAGGCGAACTCCGTATTTCTGCTACGGATTTCGACTCCAACCCCTACCTCATCAACTGTCTCAACGGGACATATTCCTTGGAGGACTATTCTTTCAGAGAACCACGGTGGGACGATTTTCTCACCATGCAGACCCGTTTCCGGCACACGGTACGCCGTGATGTGAAGTGTACGCGGTGGGAACAGTTCATTGATGAGGTTACACAGGGCGATAAAGATAAGGCTGACTTCCTGCAACGCGCTCTTGGGTATTCCATGCTCGGTATGAGTAATGAGGAATGTATGTTTATCCTCCACGGCAAAACGACCCGTAACGGCAAGAGTACCCTCCTTAACACGATTGAGTATATGCTTGGGGATTACGCGAAAGTTGCCCCGGTCGGTATGATTTGTCGTGGTGACAGGCAGAAAGACGCGGAAGCCGCGTCTCCTACCCTTGCCGGACTCAAGGGCAAGCGGTTTGTCACGATGAGCGAAAGCAATGAGTACGGAAAACTGGACGAGGAAAAAATCAAACAGCTTACAGGCGGTGAGGAAATTTCCGCTCGTGCGCTCTATCAGACAGCTATCACATATCGCCCTCAGTTCACCCTGTGGCTCTCCTGTAACGACCTGCCGATGGTGACGGACAAATCCCTGTTCGCGTCTCAGCGTATCAAGGTGATTGAGTTCAACCGCCACTTCTCCCCGTCTGAGCAGGACACCCACCTCAAGGACGAGTTGACCTCTCTCGAAGCTATGAGTGGCATTTTTATGTGGCTTGTGCGCGGTTACATCAAGTACAAGGAAAACGGTCTTACAATGTCCAAGAGCTTGTCAGAGGTTGTTGAGCGATACGAGCGGGATAACGACCTTGTATTGCAGTTCCTCGAAAACCGCTGTGTGCGTGTCCCCGAAGAAGAAAATAATCCCTACGGTGAGAAAAACAAGCGTACTCTCATCAAGGCGAAAGACCTCTATACCGCGTTCAAACTGTGGGCGAAGTCTGAGGGCGCGTATGTGCTGTCGGCGCGGAAGTTCAATTCTGAAATGGAGCGTCACCCCGAATGGTTTGACCGCAAATCAACTTCCAGTGGATTTATGATTTATTGGGGCTTGAAGCTCAAGGAGGTAGTATAAATGAACGCTTCTTGCTTGGACGAGAAAGGACGCTTTAAGTCCTGTCCATACAGAGTATATACCGATGAGCATAAGGCGATTTTGAGAGGACAAGGTGATTTCACCTCGCAGTGTTTTTACCCGTGTATCGGTGAGGGGTGCATTGCATACCATGTGGGAGTTTGCCTACGCCTTGCCGCCGCGCTAAAGGAGGAATTGAAATGACAAACGAAGAACGCCGCCCTACCGGGCTACTCCATTCCGCTGACGAGCTGCGTCAGCTTATCCATGAAAATCCTACCCTCCCGCTCCTCATCTTTGCGGGTGAGGACGCAAATACCGGGGACTACTCTTACATGAGTTGTAGTTACATCAAAGCGTATAAGGGCGAGTTTCTTGATTGCGCTCAGACGGTCAACGACTGTATGTGCTACACCGACAGGGACGAGTTTGAGGAAGCTATTGAGGACTCTCTTGCTGACGGTGATTACACCGATGAGGAATTTGACGCTCTCGTGAAGAAAACGGTTGCCGAATACGACCCTTACTGGAAGCCGTGTATCATTCTGAATGTGGATAACTGAGGAGGTATAACAATGTTCATTTGGCTCACGAGTCCGACTATCGGGCAGGTGCTTGTAAATCTCAACCTCGTCACCGCTGTCACCTGCGTACAGGGTAGAAATACCGTCTGTTTTACTGGCGGCGAGGAGGATTATATCGTGGTTACGGAGTCCCTTGAGGACATCTACGAGCGGATTCAGTCCGCAGAAAAGAGGTACAGAAAATGACGATACCCGAAAAACTGAAAATCGGTGCAAAGGTCTATGGTGTAGAAATCACGAACAAGCTCGACTTGGGTAATGTGAATTACTCCGGCGAAATCTCTTACACCGACTTGGTTATCCGTATCTGTCCGAACGCACAGGCGAAAATGGAAGCCGACTTTCTTCACGAAATGATTCATGGTATGCTCGACCATCTTGGCTATACCGAACACGATGAGAAAAAGGTGGACGAGCTGGCAAATGTGCTTCACATGGTGATACTGGATAACCCCGCCGTGTTCGCACCTGTTAGGGAGGGACAACACGAAAATGTTTGCAATGAGGAGGGTTACGCATGGAAATGAGAAAATGCGGCGTTCTCGCTCTCTGTTTGGTGGTATTGCTTAGTACGACCGCCTGTTCCGCAGGACGAGACATCAGCCCAAGCTACCCACGAATGGAGTACCGCAACAGCTCCTACAACCTTGACCCGTACAACCGTGAAGTTCCTATTGAGAGTAGTTATGTACTGGACGAAGCACACTCGTATGATGTGGTGGAGACAGAGAACGGGTATGACATTGTTTTTCATTTTGTGAAAGGCGGTGAGACCGATGGAAATGAAAATTCTGAATGAACTTGCAGGTATGCTTGAGGACATAAATCCGAACGAAATCGTTTCTCACATACTGGACGGAACGCTCCTGTCGTGGCTTGCGAGTTGGAAAATGAAGTCTCAAATGCTCGTGGCTTTTCTGCTCGAAAATGAAAAAGCTCGATTATACGAAAAGGATTGAAAAATAATCCTAAACGACATTAGGAGACTAATCCGAATAAGATTGGAAAATAATCTTTTCGACTTTTCGTTTTGCAGACGAGATTGAAAGAGTCTCCGAAAAACTAATCCTAATCGGATAACGACCTTTTTAGGGGTTTGTCTTAATCGGATTGAAAAACAGTCTGTATCGGATTAAAACGGTTAAGTTGAAGTAGTAAAAGTAGTTGTTTTTTAGCTTTTGCGTGTAACTTCCTCTATATAGGAAAATCCCTACTATAAGAAGTTACACGCAAAACCCGATTTTTAACTACTTTAACTACTTACTTGCAAGAAGAATAAGAAGAAAAGAGGACTCTCTGACTTGGAAAGAGGACTCTCGTGCGACTATACGACTTTACGGAGGTGCATTGAAAAATGGCAGAGAAAAAGACGGAGAAAGATGTGCAGGTGATTAAGAAAAAGCCCCGTGGTGGAAACTCCCCTGTCATTGGTGATAACGGGCTTATGCTCGAAGCGGGAGATAATACGAAGATTATGAGTATCAATATAGCATTGTTTAATATGCAGGATATTGATATGGAAGATGTGAACGCGGTCACTCAGAGATTGGGTGAATATTTTGCGTTGTATGAGAAAGCTGACTTGAAGCCGACTGTTGCAGGAATGGCTATTGCACTGAACGGAATGAGCAGACAGACATTGACGGCTATTGCACATGATAGACCGACTGGAAGTGCCGGGTATAAGACAGCATTGCCGCGAGAGGTAGCCGACTCCATTAAAAAGGCGTATAAAATGTTGGAAAATATGTGGGAAACCTACATGAACAGTGGCAAAATTAACCCTGTTTCGGGTATCTTCCTCGGCAAGAACAACTATGGGTATCAAGACAAGACCGAATATGTGTTGACCCCCAATCAGCAGAACGACTCCGACTATGACGCAGAGGACATTCGACAGCGTTATCTCATCGACTCTGACAGCGACTCTCAGAGCGACTAACGACTCTCGACTCTCAAACGACTTTCGACTATCGACTATCACGCAGACCGCCCAAGCGGGAGCGCGGCTCACCTGCCGCCACCGTTGGGCGGTCTTTTTGCGCGGATTTTTCACGGATTTGTGGGGATTTTGCCCCGCTCCTATTAACGCTTTACTGCAATAAAGTGAAATGCCCCATTGCCGGACGGCGGCGCGGGGTGAATTTCGCTATATAATAAGCAAGGTTTGAAATAATCCGAAAAAGATAAAAAATATTGAAAAAAGGGTTGACAATTCGGAAAAGCTGAATTATACTATAATCACAACAGGACAACAAACAACACAAAACAGATTATAGGAGGTTTACAAAATGCGAATTTACGAATTGACGCCGGGCGGCTATGACCGCGTAAAATCCTTTTACGGGAAAGCGAAAGTTATTGAAATGAACGGGGAAACGCTTTTACAGTCCTATGATACTACCGTTTGCAAGATTGATAAAAGCGGCGAATTTGTCCGAATGTGGGAGGGGTACAGCGCAACGACAATGCGCCATATTAACGCATTTATTGAAATGTTCGGTATTCCGGGCGGCGGGAAAAAGTGGTGGGACGCGCTCCCGGTGGAGGAAAAGCCCCGCGGCGGCGCGGATATGACCCCCGCCGAAAGTCTAAAAACAATGTACGCAAGACGCACCGCGAATTATTGAGGAGGTAAAACAAAATGAAATTCAAGACAACACAAAAGACAATCAAGGCGAATTACAATACAATTATTTGCGTTCCCTATTGCGGTTTACAAAACCTTTTGAATTATGAAAGCCCGGTTGCATACACCGAACGCCGGGAAGGGTGGGCGGCTGATATTTATGATATAGGCGGCGGGGTTGCTATTGTAACAGGTTATGCCCCGTTCGGGAATGTTCGCCCGTCCTATGAATTGCGGGAACGGTACGAAACGGACGCGGAAAAAATCCGCTATAATTATTCGCTTGCATGGGAGGAACAGCGGGAACAGCTTAAACAGCTTGCAAGGGCATTTATTGAGGAGGTAACACGCCATGAATAAACGGGAGTATTGCGAAAGCCGGGAAAGCGTTGCATATTACAGCGGTTTGAATGGGCTTGAAATAAAGGGCATTGAATACGGTATAGACGATTTTGTTTATTGCGTTTCGGGTTGTTGGTATGGTGGGAAAGCGGCGCGGCGTTTCCACCGTTGCAAAATCTACTACCCCGCAAATGGGAAAGATAGCGCATTTTTTAGGGTTGACGGGTACAAAATCCCGCTTGATGAATGTATTAGAATGGGGGTTTAATTATGAAATATTGGCAATTTGTGAATTGGGAACCCGCGCCGATTGAAAGCGCGTTAAAATCCCGCGTTGCTGTCGCTATTGCGGCATACGAAAGCGGCGATAAAAACGCCATAAAAGAATATTATAGGCAATCCGCGACAATAGAAACATTACGAAACCCCGTTGTTAAAATTGGCGGGTGGGCGTTTTCCTTGCGTGAGTTTTGCCGGGCGTATTGGGTAAAATCCCGCTATTATGGCATTATGGAGCTATACGCGCCGAATAAGTCCGCTATTTATGCCGTATTGGGGCGGTATCATGTTCTAAAAATTGTGGAGGTGTAAACAATGAACATTGACAACACTATGAAAGAATTAGCGGAATATATACGCATGGGTGAAGAAATAGCCGCGAACATTGACGCATTGAAAGACGCGCTAAAACAGTACATGAGGGAAACAGGCGTTGACAGCTTGACGGGAACGGAACATAAAGCAAGTTATAAAGCGGTTGTTTCCTCCCGGATTGATACGACAGCACTAAAAAAGGACGCGCCCGAAATAGCCGCGAAATATACCCGTACAACGGAAAGCCGCCGCTTTACATTCGCATAATATAGGAGGTTGAGAAAATGGCGCTTATTTGTATCTTGCTTTTTCCGTTGGTGGTATTGGCTGAATTGCTAAAAATCAATAAATAACAGGCAAGCCCCGCTATTATTGGCGGGGCTTTTCCTATGCCCCACTATAGCCGCTGTAATGCGCTGTATGGGGCTTTATTGTGTTAGGGGTATAGGAATATACCCCGCTTATATTTATGCCTTTTATGCGGCGTTCTGTTGCGTTGTGGGCGGTATGCCTTGCAAGCTGTACCCATGCGCGGCGCGTTCGGGAGTCCGTCAAGCCGTCCGGCGTTGCTGTCGTTTGGGTGTAGTTTATTGACAGGGGCGCGGGGCGCGTTCAATAGGGTTGTTTTTCGCGTTTTGGCGGTACTGTCAAGGGCGCGAAATGCTATTGACAGTGGACGCGGGACGGCTTGACGCTGTACCCCCGGAGGGGGAACGCGCCCCGCCGCCGTGCCGGGAGGGAGTACGGCGAGTAGCCGAAAATTTCAAAAAGAATAAAAAGGATTATAAATTATCTCTTTTGTATTGACATTCATCTTCTCTTGTGCTACACTTATCTCACAAACTAAAGGAGGACGCACTATGGTACGCAATAATATTGAACTCGATGTAAAGGTCAAATGTGTTGAACAGGGTGTGACACAACAGACCATTGCAGAAAAGATTGGGACTACGGGACAGTATGTCAACAGAATCGTCAAGAAGAAAGACGGGATTATGAACAAGACTTTCGTTGAAATCATGGAAGCTCTTGGGTACGACATCGAAATCACCTATATCCCAAAGGAAAAGTAAATCGGAGGTGAGTACATGAGGGTCGGTTATGTACGAGTCAGCACCGCAGAGCAAAATCCGGCGAGACAGGTGGAGCTTATGAAGTCCCTCGGTGTGGAGAAAGTCTTTCTCGACAAAATCAGTGGGAAGAATACGGACAGACCGCAGTTTAATGAAATGCTGTCGTTTCTCCGTGATGGCGATACTCTGTATGTGGAGTCATTCTCAAGGCTCTCCCGTAGCACCAAAGACCTGCTGAACACGGTGGGTGTCCTGTCTGCCCGTGGCGTTCAGCTTGTGTCGGACAAAGAGAAAGTGGACACCAACACCCCGCAAGGGCGGTTCATGCTGACGGTGTTTGCGGCGTTGTCGGAGTTGGAGCGGGAGAATATCCTTGAGCGTCAGCGTGAGGGCATTGAGATTGCCAAAGCGGAGGGAAAATACAAAGGGCGTAAGCCGATTGCAGTGACGGACAGATTTCTCGGCGCGGCTCGGAGTTGGCAGGAGGGTTCTCTCCCGCTGAAAGACGCTATTGAGCAGTCGGGGCTGTCGGAGTCCACATTCTTTCGTAAGTGCAAACAGCAAGGGATAAGGAGGGTCGGTGTGTGAGAAAGCTGATTTTAGCATTGTGTATGGTCGTGATGGTATTCGCGTTAGTCGGTTGCGGTCAGAAAGAACCTATCGCGGAAAAGACGGACGCTGAGAAGTTCGCAGAGGAAAACAGTATCTCGGTGGAACTGGCAGAGAACATTGAAAACGCCCTGTCGCAGACAGATGTTCCCTCCTCTCTGAATAAGCTCAATGATTGGGAACAGATTGAGGATTATGCGGACGGTCAACGGTACACGGGTTGGGTCTACTCCACCGCTCAAGATAAGTATTATTACATGGTGTTCTATGTAAGCGGTGATACCGTTGAGGGTATTCGAGACCAAAAGAACGGGCTTGAATATCTCTATCAAAATAAAAATTGACGATTACAAGAATTGGCGCATGATTGCGATTGAGGGTTTATCCTCGACCAGTCATGCGCTTTTCTTTTTGCAGGAGGTAAAAATGGAACAGCTACTTTCAAAAATTCTCGAAAAAATAAAAAAGGACGCTTACCTGTTTCGGACATGGGAAGACCTGCTCTATATGTGCAAGGAAGCAATGAAAACTGACATTTCGCTCGGCGTGAGGTATCTCAAGCTCCTCTCGGCTGAATGTGAGAGAGGTATCAGTGACCCGCTCACCTCGGAACAGGAGGTCAAGGAGCTATACGGGTTGCACAAGCGGGTTCTCCTCGCCGCCGCGCCGTATGATTTTGACAGCTACCTGCTCTATGTGGAGTGGAACAGAGAACCGAAAAAGAAGTTTTATCCGCCGCGCCGCAAGGTACTGAAACAGGTGGTGGACGCGCTACAGGAACTTGCAGACGATAAACTTGACCTGCTTGCGGTCTCTCTCCCGCCCGGTAGCGGCAAGACCACTCTCGCTATCTTCTACCTCACGTGGCTCGGCGGGAAGATTCCCAACGAACCTATGTTGACAGGTTCTCACTCCAACTCGTTCGTGCGCGGTGTGTACGATGAGTGCTTGCGTATCTTTGACGCAAATGGTGATTACCTGTGGCACGATGTATTCCCCGATATACAGGTTTCTAACACGAACGCGAAAGATTGTCGTATCGACCTTGATAAGCGACAGCGTTTTGAAACATTGGAGTTTACCTCCATCGGCACGGGCAACGCGGGTCTATATCGTGCCGCCACCCTCCTCTACTGTGACGATTTGGTGTCGGGTATCGAGGTCGCGCTATCTAAGGAGCGGCTTGACAAGCTGTGGGAGACCTACACAACGGACTTGAGACAGCGTAAAATCGGAGACCACTGCAAGGAGCTTCATATTGCTACCCGATGGTCGGTACACGATGTTATTGGTCGATTGGAGCGGGAGTATGTAGACAGCGACAAGGCGAAATTCATTGTCGTACCTGCTATGGACGAAAACGATGAGTCCAATTTCGATTATGCTTATGGGGTCGGGTTCTCCACCCACTTCTACCGGGAACAGCGCAATATTATGGACGATGTTTCGTGGAGGGCATTGTATATGAACGAACCCATTGAGCGTGAGGGATTGGTCTACTCGCAGGACGAGCTACGCCGCTATTTCGAGCTTCCCAAAGAAGACCCGGACGCGATTATCGGTATCTGTGACACCAAAGACAAGGGTGCGGACTACGCATTTCTCCCTGTGGCGTATGTGTACGGGCAGGATTACTATATTGACGATTGCGTGTGTGACAACGGCTTGCCGAATGTTGTGGACGCTCGGCTGACGGAAATCCTTGTGCGCGATAAGGTCAAGTCCTGTCGCTTTGAGTCCAATTCCGCAGGTCGGCGCGTAGCTGAGAAGATACAGGAGGAAGTCCGAAAGAAAAACGGTATCACCCATATCACGACCAAGTTCACAACAGCGAACAAGGAAACGAAAATCATCGTCAACAGCGCATGGGTCAAGGAGCATTGTTTGTTCAAAGACGCTTCTCTCTATCAGCGGAAGTCTGACTATGGGAAAATGATGGATATGCTCTGCGCCTACACTGTCGCGGGTAAGAACAAGCACGATGATGTACCCGATGGAATGGCTATGCTTGCCGAATATGCACAGTCGTTGAGCGGTCAAAAAGTCGAGGTGTTCAAACGACCTTGGTAATTCACATTTTCCACATAGTTTTCCACATTTAATTCGCAAAAGAAGAACATGAACATTGACTTTTACGAATTGATATGCTATAATTGTAAGTGTAGAAATAGATTGTTTTGAGTGGCGCATGATTGCGCGGGAACGAAAGTTCTCGGCGGTCGTGCGCCATTTTACATTTTCAGAGAGGAGGGACAAATGTGGGAAATGTAATCGACACTTCCAAGCCTGTTGCGGAAACTCGACAGATGTTTGGGCGCAGAGTTATCAAGAGTAGCGTTACGGAAATCACCGATGAAAATGTCGTGGAAGTGTTACTCAAAGCATTGTCCATTCACGCTCTGAACCGCTCGGAGATTGATTATCTTTGGGAGTATTACAAGGGAAAGCAACCGATTCTGAACCGCACCAAGGAGGTTCGCCCGGAAATTTGCAATCGTATTGTGGAAAACCGTGCGAATGAAATCGTGTCCTTTAAGGTCGGGTATCTGTGTGGAGAACCGATTCAGTATGTCGGCAAGAGCGGCGAGGAGTCCGTTACGGCGGCGATTACCCGCTTGAATGAGCTGATGTTCGCGGAGGATAAAGCGTCTCAAGACCAAGAGATTGTAGAATGGCAGATGATTTGCGGAACGGCGTTCCGACTGGTTCTGCCGGACGCACGGGGCGAGGAAGATGAGTCCCCGTTCGAGCTGTATACGCTCGACCCGCGAGATACCTTTGTGGTGTACTCCAACGAAATCGGCAATAAGCCGCTTATGGCGGTGAAATACAGCAAGGACGATAACGAGATTACCCGCTACTCCATTTATACGGAGAACCGCTACTATCTCGTGGAGGACGGTATTCTGAAAGAGTCCACCCCTCATGCGCTGAACATGATTCCCATTTTCGAGTACCCGGCGAATAATGCTCGGCTTGGCTCGTTCGAGATTGTTCTCCCCCTCCTCGATACGATGAACAACATCACCTCCAACCGTATGGACGGTGTTGAGCAGGTGGTACAGGCGTTTATCAAGTTTATCAACTGTGACATCACCAAAGAGGAGTACGAGGAGTTTCTTACCCTCGGTGCAATTAAGGTGAAATCTGTGGACGGCGCGAACGCCGATGTGGGGGTTGTCACGACTGACCTCAATCAGACACAGACACAGACTTTGAAAGAGGATTGCTACAATTCCATTCTCACAATCTGCGGTATGCCGAACCGCAACGGCGGTAGCTCCACGAGCGACACTGGCGCGGCGGTACTTCTGCGAGACGGTTGGTCTCTCGCAGAAGCGAGAGCGAAAGACAGCGAAAATATGTTCAAAAAGGCTGAGAAGAAAATGCTCAAGCTCGTGTTGCGTATCTGCCGTGAGCTGAGTGATTTTGATATTGCCCTTAAGGACATCGAATTGCAGTTCACCCGCCGTAATTACGAGAACATTCAGAGTAAGTCACAGGTGCTTACCACCATGCTCGATAACCCGAAGATTCACCCGCTCCTCGCTTTCCAACATTCCGGCTTGTTTATCGACCCGGAACGCGCTTACGCAATGAGCGTGAAGTATTACGAGCAGGAACAGGCGAAAGTGATTGAGCGGAAACCTGTGGAAAATCCGAACCCCGATGAGGACGATAAATGATTTTAGGCGGCATTGACCGTTTGAGATAGTCAGAGAAGACTTTAATCGCAAATAGGTAGAGAAACCTTAAATCGCACCATAACGGGAGAGAACCCGTAAAAACGCAAGGAGGAATATTTTATGGCAAAGATTGATGTAAGTAAAATTGAGGGTTACGCCGAAATGTCCGCAGAGGATAAGCTCAAGGCTTTAGAAGCATTTGACATTCCCGACCCCGATTATTCCGGCTATGTGGATAAGAAGCTGTTTGATAAGACCGCTTCCGAACTGGCTGAGAAGAAAAAGGAACTGAGGGACAAGCTCTCTGAGGACGAAGCCGCCAAGCTGAAAGAAAAGGAGGAGCGTGATGAGCTTGAGGAAAAGTACAACAAGCTCCTGCGTGAGAGCGCGGTCTCCAAGAACAAGGCGAAATTGGTCGCGTTGGGCTATGAGGAAAGTTTGGCTGATGAGACAGCGGAAGCTATGGCAGACGGCAATTTGGAAAAGGTCTTTGCCAATCAGAAGAAGCACCTCACTTCCTTTGAAAAGAGGATTCGTGCGGAAGCTCTGAAAGATACTCCGAAGCCTACTCCCGATGGGGACAGCAAGACCATGACACTCAAGAAACTCCGGGAAATGAATCCTGCCGACAGGCTCAAGTTCTCGCAGGAACACCCGGAAGAATATAAGGAACTTTATACAGGAGGTAATGAGTAATGGCTCATAAGATTTACGATAATTTCTATCTGTCGAACGAGATTGAAGACCAGTTCAATTCTCACCTCGACCTACAGCAGTTCTGCACCGTGGATAACTCCCTCGTGGGTACTGCGGGTATGACGCGCAAAATCAACCGTTACAGTGCAAGCAACGCCACTCAGAAGTTGGCTATGGGCGCGGGTAACACCGAAAGCATTGAGGTCACTTATGCTCCGTTCGAGTATAAGATTCTGATGGCTCAGAACCGTTTCGAGTATTACGATGAGCAGGAAATGACCGACCCCATGCTCGTTCCCGTTGGTGTGCGTCACATGGGCACGGATATGTTCAACACCGTCAACGCTGACATTTTCGCAGAGTTCAACAAGGCAACGCAGGTCATTGTTGTTTCCGCACTCAACTTTGACGCTTTCGCGGACGCACAGGCTATGTATAACCTTGAGAACATCGAGGGCGTGAACTTCTTTGCGTTCGTCTCTCCGGCTGATGTGGCGGCTCTGCGTAAGGCTCTTGGTCTGAGCTTGCAGTATGTTGAGTCCTTTGCCCGTAGCGGTTATGTCGGTACGGTGGCGGGTGTCAACATCTATACCAAGAAAGACGCGGTTTCCGGCACTATCTGTACCGCTACCAAACAGGCGGTCACTCTGTTCAACAAAAAGGGTGTTGAGGTCGAGACTCCTCCTCGCGATTCCAGTGACGCGAACACTCGTAAGAACACTATTTTCAGCCGCAAGTATTATCTCCCCGCGCTGACGGACGAGCGTTACGCGGTCAAGATTGTTAAGGGTACTGCGGCGGTAAGCACCGATACCACGGTTACGGCGGGTAAGACCTACTACACCAAGAGCGGTCTTGGCTATGTGGCGGTTGTTCCCGCAGAGGGTGATAGCCCGAAAACCAAGGGTTGGTACGAAATCACTGCGGCGTAAGTTAGGAGGTGGACAACATGACTGATACTGAAAAACTGGCGGCTCTGAAAGCTATGGTCGGTGATTCTGACACGGACGAAGTGTTGTCCACCTACCTTAGATTGTCCGGCAGTAAAATTCTCGCAAAGGCGTACCCGTATGACGATACTGTGACCGAAGTTCCCGCCAAGTACGAGTACCTGCAAATCGAAATCGCCGCCTATATGCTCAACAAGCGTGGTGCGGAGGGGCAGACCTCTCACACCGAAAACGGCATTACGCGACAGTATGAGAACGCGGATATTCCCGCGTCCATGCTCAAGGCGGTCACTCCACATTGCGGGGTGATTCGATGAGGTGCATGAACCGAAATAAGGTGAAGTTCTACTACGCTCTCTACGAGGGCAGAGAACCTATCCTTAACGAACAAGGCAGGAAAACAGGTCAGTACAAGGTCATTCACGGTAATCCAATCGAGGAACACGCCAATATTTCAGCGGCAAAGGGCGAAACACAGACACGGCAGTTTGGTGAGAATGAGTCCTATGACAAGGTAATTGTAATGGATTTCATTACGCCGCCCATTGACGAGTATTCCGTCTTGTGGGTCGATACCTTACCGATACTCAATGCGGACGGTTCACTCAAGGTCAATGACGCAGGTGAGGTAATCACCCCTCACGATTATGTAGTGAAAAAGGTCGCAAAGAGTTTGAACAGCGTATCAATAGCCATAAGCAAGGTGACGGTCAGTGGGTAAAAAGATTATTCGATTTGGGCTGTCTGTGCGTGACATCGACAGGGCAATGCGAGAACTGGAACAGTATAAGCAGGATATTATCCGCAAAACCGACCTCTTGCGGGAGAAAGTTGCGGAGCGGCTTGCGGAACTGTCGAGAGACGGATTTGCGGGAGCTGTTGTGGACGATTTGCTGAAAGGCGGTCAACGCACCGCGCAGGTCGATGTAAGTATCGACCAACGGAGCAATATCACGCTTGTCATTGCGCGAGGTGAAGACGCGGTTTGGGTCGAGTTCGGCGCAGGTGTTCATTACAACGGCTCGGCGGGTACTTCTCCTCACCCGAAAGGGTCAGAGTTGGGGTTCACCATCGGCGGCTACGGCAAGGGTATGGGTAAGAAAGATGTGTGGGGGTTCTATGAGGACGGTAAATTACGCTTGACTCACGGCGCACCAGCTACCATGCCAATGTATAACGCCGTAAAAACCGTTTGTGATGAAATCGCAGAAATAGCGAGGGAGGTGTTTCAATGATTGACATGGAAGACGATATTTTTGACGAAGTATCGGAAAAGGTTTATGCGGCGTTCGAGAAGAAATGCCCCGACCTGCTCATTATGAGCGAATATGTCAAGTCACCCTCCT